ACCATCTTAGAATATCATATTGCGATTGGCAATGTCAAGAATTTGCACGGTTTTTCCTCATAGATGTAAATGCAATAATTAAACCCGAAGAATGTCGAGAGGCTTCTTCGGGTGATTTTTTACCCAGAAACAGGTTGCAGGGCGGCAAATTTCAGATCCTTCCGAAAGCTGAGAATTCGCGCCGGGCAGAGTAGGACGGCCTTTAGGCCGGGGTATCTCTGTGGGTTGGTAGGTACACTGCCTCCCTGCTTACCATAGAGAGGAGGACAATTCAATGGCGAGACTTACCATGAGCGACCGACGGACGCTGGCGAAGATGTACGCCGAAGAAAAGAGCGTTCTGGAGATCGCCAACAAGCTGGGCTGCCACCCCCAGACCATCTACGAGGAGCTGAAGCGAGGGGCGACGGGCGAGCTTGACGCAAACCACCGTGCAGCCTACGACCCGGAGCTGGGCCAGAAAACCGTGCAGACGAATATCCACCGCTGCGGCCGGAGACGGAGGGCGACTGTATGAGTGAGACAACACTGGCCCGTGATCTCGCTGTGCGCCGCAGAAGGCGCGAGGCAGCCAGGCGCAGAGCACGCAGACGCAGGCTGTACAAGATGCTGATCGGGACCGTGGCAACGGTCTGCATCACGCTCGTGGCCTGCGCAGTGCATAGCGGGGACGCGGACGGCCCTGCAACTGTTCCGACCGTCAGCGCCGAAGCGGCACACCCGCTGGAAACACTGGCGACAATGCCGGAGGCAACCGCGATCCCTACCACTGCTGTCGTTGAAACTATGCCGGAGTGGGAATACCTGGGCGAGTTCCGGATCACCCATTACTGCGCCTGTGAGCGCTGCTGCGGGAAAAGCCCGGACAACCCCTGGTACGGGATCACCGCCACCGGCACCACCGCCACCGAGGGACGCACCATTGCCGTTGACCCCTCTGTTATCCCCTACGGCAGCCGCGTTGCCGTGTTCTATGACGATGGGCGTGTTTGCTACTACGTCGCCGAGGACTGCGGCGGAGCCATCGACGGTCTGGAAGTGGACGTGTTTATCGCAGACCATGACCGGGCCTGGCAGCTGGGTGTGAAGTCCGGCAGCGTGTACATCGTGAACGAGGAGTGACGGCGGATGGCAGAGTATGTGTTATCCCTCTCCTACGGAAAGGACAGCCTTGCTTGCCTGGGCGCAATCAGGCACTTGGGCTGGCCGCTGCACCGGATCGTGACTGCTGACGTGTGGGCGACAGATACCATACCCGCAGAATATCCGCCTGTGGTAGAGTTTAAGGCCTACGTTGACGAGTGGATACTTCGGGAGTTTGGTATCACTGTCGAGCATTACTGCGCAACCAAGATCTACGACATCGAAAAAGAAAAAGTATCCTACGAGGACGGCCTGTACTACACCACCAAGACAGGAAAATTCCCTGGCACCCTGAAAGGCTTTCCGATGCAGCAAGGCCCCTGGTGCAACAACCTGAAAATGAACGCTTTGAAGCAGGCAGAGAAAATGACCTACGAAAAGCTGTTTTACCACGTTCGCCAAAGCGGCAATCGCAAAGGAGAGATCGTAGGCTTCCCTTTCGTGGGAGCGCCGGAGTGCCAGAAAGCTCTAAAAGTAGCGGCTCTGCGGCGCGCCGAGAGAGAGAGAGAGAGAGAGCAGGGCGGCGTCGTGCAATACATTGGTATTGCGGCAGACGAGCCGAAGCGCATAGCCTCACACATCAACAGGCCCGGCATCATGCTCCCGCTGGTGGAGCTGGGCTGGGAAGAAGATTTGTGCGGACTGTGGTGCAAGTACAACGGCCTGCTATCTCCCACCTACACAACCTCTACCAGGGACGGCTGCTGGTTCTGCCATAACCAGGGCGTGGATCAGCTGCGAAACCTGCGCAAGAACTACCCCGATCTCTGGGCGCTGCTGCTGAAATGGGACAAGGATAGCCCTGTGACATTCAAGGCTCCCAGTAGAGGGCAACCCGGCAGAACGGTACACGATTTTGAACGGCGGTTCCAGATGGAGGACGCGGGCTGGCTGCTGCCAGACGATAAGACCTTTAAGTGGGCGCAACTGGACGGTGACGTTCAAATGAAACTCTTTTAGGAGGACACATGACCGACAACGAGTGGCGGAAAATCCCCGGCTACGGCGGAGCCTATGAAATCAACTGGGACGGGCAGGTTCGTACCTGGCGCTGGCGCGGTACCACCTTCGCAAAAGAACCGCGCCTCATGAGCGCGTATATGCGAAAACGGGGCCGCCAGGGCCGCGCTCGGTATGTGAAGCTGACCGACGAGAACGGCAAGAGTCACGAGATCAAGGTTATCCACCTGATGGTCGAAGTCTGGCTGGGCGGACAACGCCCCGGAAAGGTGCCGTACCACAAAAACCGCGATCTCAATGACAACAGCGTGAACAATATTGGATTTGCCACCCGGCAACAGCTTGGAAAGCTCACCGGCAAGGCCTGTGGGCGGCGTAAGGTGGTGGCGAAGATAGCACCAGGCGGCGAGATCGTAGCCCTGTACCCCAGCGCCAGGCAGGCAGCCAAAGCCAACCACATGAGTTACCAGACCGTACTCGACCGTTGCAACGGCAAGGTTAAGAACCCCTTTGCGCTGGACGGGTACAACTACATTTTCGACTAAGGAGGGCGACATGAACAGATTGCAGGAAAGGCGCTTGGAGCTGGGCTTGTCCCAGCCGGAAGTGAGCGCAAAGTTGAAGGAGATCGACCCGCGCATGGACGTGAGTATGGTATCCAGGTTTGAGCGTGGTGCTTGCCTGCCCACGCTGCCGGTTCTGGAGGCGCTGGAGACGGTCTTGCAAGCCTCCAGGACAGAACTGTTCGGCGAGGACGAGCTGGGCGCTATCCCCGGAAACGAGGCCACAGAGGCCGCAGAAATGTCTCCTATGACCGTTACCCTGGCGGCCGTCATTCCCTTTGGCCGCCGCAACGCGATCCGGCGCGATGTGCTGGCGGCGAAGCTGAACATGAGCGACCGGCAGATGCGCAAGGCGGTGGAAGATGCCCGGAATGAGGGCCTTATCATTCTCTGCGAGTGCAACGGCCGCGGCTATTACCAGAGCAATGACCTGAACGAGATCCAGCACCAGTACGCCCAGGACACCAGCCGGGCGATGGCTATTCTGAAACGACGTAAACCCTTGCGGGAGCTGCTGAGAGCAGCGGGCCGCAATGTATAAAAGGAGGACAATATCATGGAAGAAACCAAGAAGGCCGTTATCGAAATGACCCAGGAGCGTGAGGTTGCGATCTTGGAGGGCGCGATCGCCAAGTTTGGCGGCGACACTCAGATTGCAAAGGCTATCGAGGAGCTGAGCGAGCTGACCACCGAGCTGGCCCGCGACCTGATCGGCCTGGAGCGCATGGACGCGATCCGCGAGGAGCTGGCCGACGCTTTTATCATGCTGAACCAGTTGGAGCTGATCTTCGGCGACGTGACCGAGATCGAGATCGCCAAGCTGGAACGGCTGGAGAGGATGATCGCCAATGCCGAATGACTGGCGGGACATTCCGGAGCGGCCGCTGGAGCCGCCCCCCGAGCCTCCGTTCCCTCGCTGCCCGGTGTGCGGCGATGAAACGGACACCCTCTACAAGGACAAGTACGGCGACATCGTAGGCTGCGACAACTGCGTAACCACGAAGGATGCCTGGGAGTGGAAACAGGAGGAAAGCGCATGAAAGGTATTCGGCAGGTATCAACCAGGGACATGAGCCGGGAGGACTGGCTGGCCCGACGGCGGAACACCATCGGCGGCAGCGACGCAGCGGCCATTGTGGGCCTCTCCCGCTACGCTACCGCCTACACCATCTTTATGGACAAGACCGGCAGGCTGCCGGACAAGCCCGACAACGAGGCCATGCGCCTGGGCCGTGATCTGGAGGACTATGTGGCCCGGCGCTGGATGGAGGTCACCGGCAAGAAGGTGCGCCGCCTCCAGGCTATGCTCTATAACCCGCTTTACCCCTTCGCCCATGCCGACGTTGACCGCATGGTGGTGGGTGAGGACGCGGGCCTGGAGTGCAAGACCACTTCCACCCTGGATGTGAAGCAGTTCCACGGCGTAGAGTTCCCGGAGAAGTATTACGCCCAGTGCGTACACTACATGGCCGTGACCGGCGCGAAGCGTTGGTACCTGGCTGTGCTTGTGCTGGGGCGCGGCTTCTTCCACTTCACCCTGGAACGCGACCAGGCGGAGATCGACGCGCTCATGGCTGCGGAAGGCGACTTCTGGAGCGACTTTGTTGAAAGAGATACCCCACCGCCCCCGGACGGCTCCGATGCCGCAACGGAGGCCTTGCAAACCATCTACGCCGAAAGCCAGGACGAGGAGCGGGAGCTGTTCGGCAGAGAGACCATGCTGGACGAGTACATGATGCTGAAACGGCAGGAAAAGGCCATCAAGGAGCGCCAGAGTGAGATTGAGAACGCCCTGAAGGCTGATATGCAGCACGCAGAGCGCGGGCGCTGCGGCCTGTATGCCGTCAGCTGGAAAAGCCAGGTGCGCAGCACATTCCAGCCCAAGGCCTTTGCCCAGGCATTCCCGGATATTGACCTGACCCCGTTCTACAAAATCAGCAGCACCAGACCGTTCAAGGTCATGGAGAAGAAAACCGACATTGCATAATCAAAACAGGAGGACAAAACCATGAGTAACGCAATTCAGAAAGCCACCAACAACCGCCAGATGGACGCCAGCAGACCCACCATGCAGCAGTACATCAAGCAGATGGAGGGCGAGATTAAGAAAGCCCTGCCGTCTGTAATCACCCCCGAGCGCTTCACCCGCATTGTTCTGTCCGCCCTTTCCACCAACCCCAAGCTGGCGGAAACCACGCCCCAGAGCTTCCTGGGCGCTATGATGACCGCCGCGCAGCTGGGCCTGGAACCCAACACTCCCCTGGGACAGGCTTACCTGATCCCCTTCTGGAACGGCAAGAACCGGTGCAGCGAGTGCCAGTTCCAGCTGGGCTATAAGGGCCTGATCGACCTGGCCTACCGCAGCGGCGACGTGAGCGTGATCCAGGCGCAGGTGGTCTATGAGCACGACGACTTTTCCTACTCCTTCGGCTTGAACCCGGAGCTGAAGCACGTCCCCGCCAAGAGCGACCGGGGCGACCCCATCGCCGTGTACGCCATGTTCCGCACCAAGGACGACGGCTACGGCTTTGAGGTCATGAGCATGGACGACATTCGCGCCCACGCCAAGAAGTTCAGCAAGGCCTACGGCAGCGGCCCCTGGCAGACCAACTTTGAGGAGATGGCCAAGAAAACGGTGCTGAAGCGGGTGCTGAAATATGCGCCCCTGAAGTCCGACTTCGTGCGCGGCATGGCCCAGGACGAAACCATCAAGACCGAGCTGAGCGAGGATATGTACTCCGTGCCCGGCGTGGTGATCGAGGCCGAAGTGATCGACGACGGCCCGGAAGTGGACGAGAGCACCGGCGAGGTTATCTCCGGCGGAAACCAGTAAGACGGATCGCACGGGGCCTCCGGGCCCCTTGCTCCAACAGGAGGAACACTTATGATCCCGTGGATACAGGTATATTCCAATCTGCCGCAGCACCCGAAAACCTCCAGGCTGGCCGACGAGCTGGGACTGGCCAGCGCTGCGCTCAACCCAAATGTCCTTGCTGTGGGCCTGCTGGTGAGCCTGTGGACATGGGCAATCCAGAACGCCTACAACGGCGATCTTTCCAGCTGCTCCGCCCGCTCCATTGCCGAAGCCTGCCTTTGGAAGAAGAAGCCGGAGACCCTGGTTAACGCTCTGATTAAGACCGGCTTCCTGGATCCGGACATGAAGCTGCACGACTGGGACGAATACGCCTGCCTGCTGATGGAGCAGGAGGAGAACCGCCGGGCAAAGACCCGCGAGAGAGTGAAGCGTTACCGGGACAAAAAGAACGGAGTTACAGACACGCCGTGTAACGCCCCCGGTAACGGTGGGTGTAACGTTACAGACACGCCGTGTAACGCCCCTACCAGACCAGACCTAACCAGACCTAACCTAACCAGACAAGACCAAATTTTTAATTTCTCTGGTGGTGGTGAGGCGCGTGCGCAGGCGCGCGAGGAAGTGAGCCAATTTTGCCAGGAGCGGAATTTGGAGCCCGGCATCTACTTCGGCATGACGGCGGAGATCAGAGGCAGCGTGCAGGCGTTTACCCAGGCCATCTTTGACCGCTTCGCCACCAGGCAGCCGACGGAGATCGACGAGGCGCAGGTGTTCCAGTCGATCTACGAAAGCCATCGTGACGATCTGGGCACCTGGCACATGGATCTGAACGCAGACCGCAAGGAGCTGCTTTTGTACGCCTGCGAGGCTGCCAGCAAGGCCGGGAAGCCCGGAGACTGGAACTACATCAACGGCGTTCTGGGCCGTCTGGCACGCCGGAGTGTCCGCACGCTGGATGATGCGGAGGAGTATGACTACAACCGCGACCAGGGCCGTGACTGACCCGGTGGAGGTGAAACGATGGACTATTGGCACAAAAAGTGGGCCTGTCCGTTCTTCAAATGGGACGAGAGGCTTTGCGTCGGATGCGAGGGCGGGAAGCTGCGCTTTGCAGACACGGAGCACGCCCTGGCGTACATGGACGCTCACTGTGCCAATATGCCAGGGTGGGAACAATGCAGCGTGGCCGCCTCCCTGCTGCAATACTACGACCGACAAGGAGAGAATAAACCATGAGCAATGCCAAAGACAACAGGATCGCGCAGCTTCAGGAGCAGAACACCGAGCTGCACAAGGTTTGCATCCGGCAGCGGGAGAGCCTTGCTGCCCAGCAGGAAACCATTGCGCAGCTGAATATGCAGGTGGACGGTATTCTGGCCTGCCTGTGCGAGAAGTACGGATTTCCGAGTGACCACGAGGGCGGTGTGAAGCGCCAGCTGTCCTTCTCCGTGGACAGCTTCCCGGACGCGCTCACCCGCCTGCACGTGAGCGCCGTCATGGAGAACGGCGAGTACATCATCACCGTGGTGCCCAGACCCCAGGAGGCAGACAATGAGCAGGTGTAGAGGCTGCGGCGCGGAGATCGACTGGATCCGGACTCGCGCCGGTAAGAATATGCCGGTTGACCCCGAGCCGGTATTCGTGATCGTCGGTGAAGGCAGCGGCCGTTTTGTTACCGACGAGGGCGATGTAATTTCCGGGAGAGAGGTGCCCACAAACGACGGTACCGCAGACGCGGCTTTTGTTCCCCATTGGAGCACCTGCCCTGCGGCCAGTCAATTCAGGGGAAAGCGGTGAGGCTATGGCCGGTTTAGCATTAAAGCCCTGCCCCTTCTGCGGGGCTCCCGGTGAGTTATTCCGGGGCCAGCAGAACCGCGACGGCCACATGGTGCGCTACGTCCTGGCACGCTGCACCAACTGCAAGGCCGGTACCCGCAGGACGGACTACCCGGCGACCGAGCCGTTCGGCGAAGAAGATCAGAAGGCCGCCAATCTTTGGAACAGGAGGTACCCACGTGGGATTTAATAGCAAAGACCTGGCTCGCCTGGGCCCGCAGGCACGCAGGCAGGTACTCCAGAAGATGGGCGCACAGCAGCGCCCCCGCGAGGCCAAGACCCAGGGAAAGAACAAGTTTAACGCCAAACCCACCGATGTGATTATGCCCGACGGCACCGTGCGGCACTTCTCCAGTGAGAAGGAAGCCAACCGCTTCCGGGAGCTGGATCTGCTGCAAAGAGCCGGTGAGATCAGCAACCTGCGCTGCCAAGTGCCCTATCTGCTGATCCCGCACCAGAAGCGGGCCGACGGCAAGACGGAGCAGCCTTGCAAGTACATAGCTGACTTCGTGTACCACGACGGTACCCAGGAGGTTGTGGAGGACGTGAAGGGCTACACGGACACCAAGAGCGCAGCCTATAAGCTCTTTACCGTGAAGCGGAAGCTCATGCTCCAGGTATGGGGCATCACCATCAGGGAGATTTGAGGAGGACAACATGGATCTGCATTTCAAGCAGGAGGACAAAGAAATCATTGTCCGGGCGGAAAACAACCGTGGTTATAAATACTACGAGTTTACGCCGGAAAAGATCAGGGCTATTGCGGCCAAACCCGTGCGCGAAGTTGAGTATAACGAGTGGTGCTGCTTTCTTCAGCTGCTCTATCCTACCGGTCTTATTTGCTCCGGTCTCTTTGAGCCGTTCCTTGTGTTCGAGATCGTGAACGGCAAGAGAAAGGACCCGCCCAAGGAGCATTGGCCCAGTCTTAACCGCGCCGGAAGCGACGGCACTCTGATCGAGCGCTTTATCAGTGTCCTGGATACCCACGGTATCAAGGCACACGACACATGGTACGAGTTGACTGAGAAAAAGGCCGAATAGGCCGAAAGGAGTATTGCGCATGGGCTACCGCAAAGTAGGCTGGCTGGAACAATGCTGGTATGTCCTCAGATGGAAGCTCGCCCAGCTGAGCAAGCGGGGCGGGAAAGCGAAACAGAAAAAAGTCTGACAAAGGCTACCCTGGGCGCAGAAAACGTCCAGGGTATTGCCCTTTTACTGCACCGGGGAACCCCTCTCTCTTTTTTCTTTGTATATTTTCTTTTTTCTCTCTGGGGAGGGGCTTATCCATACATGGGGTGAAAAGACAAATTTACCCTGATATGCTTGAAGGACATAAAGCAGGAAAGGAGGCTGGCACCTATGGCCACGGCCGGACGGAAACCAAAGTTCACCAGTAAGGCGCAGATTGAGGAGCTGATCGAGCAGTATTTCAAAGACTGCGAGGGAAAGCCGCTCCTGGACGACGAGGGGCAGCCTCTGCGAGATAAATATGGCGAGGTTATACTGCTTGGCGCACGCCCGCCCACCGTCACCGGTCTTGCATTGGCTCTGGGCTTTCATAGCAGACAAAGCCTGCTGAATTACCAGGCTAAGGCGGAATTCATGGACACGATTACACGCGCGAAGATGCGTGTGGAGGCGTACTGCGAAGAGCGTCTGTTTGACCGGGACGGGCAGCGAGGGGCAGAGTTCAACCTGAGATACAATTTCCGATGGGCTCAGGAGGAAAAGAACGACAGCGACAGCGACGACAGCGGCCAGGGCGTTGTGATGATCCCGGAAGTGGGTGCAGGCAATGGCTAAGAACATCGTATGGCAGCCGCAGCCACGGCAGGCGGTATTCATGGCCCGCCCGGAGTACGAGGCTTTGTACGGCGGCGCTGCCGGAGGCGGCAAGAGCGACGCTATCATCATCGAGGCGCTGCGGCAGGTGCATATCCCCCACTACAAGGCGCTGATCCTGCGTAAGACATTCCCCCAGCTGGCGGAGCTGATCGACAAGAGCCTGAACTACTACCCCAGGGCATTCCCCAAGGCCAGGTACAACGGCAGCAATCACACGTGGACATTCCCCAGCGGGGCGAAGATCATCTTCGGAGCCATGCAGTACACCAAGGACCGCACAAAGTACCAGGGCCAGGCCTATGACTTCATCGCCTTTGACGAGCTGACGCACTTTACCTACGAGGAGTACAGCTATCTGTTCTCCCGAAACAGACCCAACGGCCCCGGTACCCGCGTGTACATCCGGGCCACGGCCAACCCCGGCGGCGTGGGCCACGGCTGGGTGAAGGAGCGATTTATTACGGCGGCTCCGCCCATGCACCCGGTGAGCGAGGAAGTGAGCTGGCGCGACCCCAAGGGCAACGAGATCACCAGTGTGCAGCAGCGTATCTTCGTGCCGTCCAGCGTCTTTGACAACCCGGCCCTGCTGCAAAACGACCCGCAATACGTGCAGCGCCTGGCAGCCATGCCGGAGGCGGAGCGCAATGCCCTGCTCTACGGCGACTGGAACACATTCAGCGGCCAGGTATTCACGGAATGGGTGAACGACAGCGATCACTACAGAGACCGGGCAAACACCCATGTGATAGACCCGTTCCCCATCCCGGCGCACTGGGCGATCTGGTGCGGGCTGGACTGGGGCTACTCCCGCCCGTTCTCCGTAGGCTGGTATGCTGTGGATGATCAGCGGAGAATGTACCGCGTGCGGGAGCTGTACGGCTGCACCGGCACGCCGAACACCGGCGTAAGGTGGGAGCCGGGCGAAGTGGCCAGGAAGATCAAGGAGATCGAGGCCGAGGACGTAAACCTGAAAGGCCGCCTGATCCACCGCGTGGGCGACCCTGCTATCTGGGGCAGCGACGGAACAGAGAGCATTGGCGCTCTGATGGAGCGGGAGCGGGTTTTCTTTGAGCGGGGCGACCATGCCCGCATTGACGGCAAGATGCAGCTGCATCACCGCCTGGCCTTCGACGAGGAAGGCCACCCCATGTTCTATGTGTTCAACACCTGCAAGCACTTTATCCGCACGGTGCCCAACCTGGTCTATGACGAGACCAACGTGGAGGACATCGACACCGACGGCGAGGATCACATCTACGACGAATGCCGGTATGTGTGCATGAAGAACCCCATTGCACCCAGACCGAAGGCTATCGTGAAGCCCAGGCCCTACAATCCCCTGGACGCCGACGAGGCAGCCAGCTACGACCGCTACGAATTTTACAGGAAATACTGAGGAGGGTATCAACAATGGCAAATATCTTTGGGAAGAAACCCGCCGTCGTTCCGCCTGCCAGGATGGACGGCGCGCCGGGCATCGCACCGGAGGGCGAGCTGCCGCCCGCTCTGACCGCGATGCTGCTTAACCGCAGCCAGACGCAGAAAACCATCGGCCAGGAGGACATACGCAAGGCGGCGACGATCCTGCGGACCTACAAGGAGGGCAAGGCCAACCTGGAAAGCCGCATTGTGGAGGATGAATTGTGGTGGGAGCTGCGCCACTGGGAGGCGATCCGCACCGGCAAGCGCAACGCCGGGCCGCCCCACGGTGCCGACGGCGTTCCCGTCGGTGCCGGTGGCACCAGAGCGGCAGCACAGCCGGAGCCGTCCTCTGCCTGGCTGTTCAACTCCATCCTGAACAAGCACGCTGACGCAATGGACAACTACCCGGAACCCGTGGTGCTGCCCAGGGAAAAGGCGGACGAGCAGAGCGCGAAGGTCCTCTCCTCTGTGCTGCCGGTGCTGCTGGAGTACAACGACTATGAGCAGACCTACTCCGACAACTGGTGGGAGAAGCTGAAACACGGCACGGCCGCCTACGGTGTGTTCTGGAACACCGAAAAGGAAAACGGCCTGGGCGATGTGGATATTCGGGAGATTGACCTGCTGAAGCTGTTCTGGGAGCCTGGCATCACTGACATTCAGAAGTCCCGCAACCTGTTCTTGGTGGAGCTGGTGGACGAGGACCTTCTGGAGCAGGAATACCCGGATCTGAAAGGCAAGGCCAAGGGCAATGCCGTGGACGTGAAGGAATACCTGTACGACGACACCGTGGACACCAGCAACAAGGCTGTGGTGGTGGACTGGTACTACAAGGTCAAGCACCCCGGAGGCCGCACAGTGCTGCACTACGTCAAGTTCGTGGGCGACACCCTGCTGTACGCCAGCGAGAATGATCCGGCATACCGGGAGCGCGGCTTCTACGATCACGGCCAGTATCCCGTTGTCCTGGATGTGATGTTCCCGGAGAAAGGAACGCCGGTAGGCTTTGGTTATGTGGCCGTGTGCAAGGACCCGCAGCTGTACATCGACAAGCTGAGCGCCAACATCCTGGAAAACGCTATGATGGCCACAAAGAAGCGTTTCTTCGCCTCCACAAGCACCGCCGTAAATGTGGAAGAATTCCTGGACTGGAACAATCCGATCGTGCACGTGGAGGGCGAGCTGGACGAGCGCAGGCTAAAAGAGATCGTGTGCCAGCCCCTGGACAACATCTACCTGACAATCATGCAGATGAAGATCGAGGAGATGAAGGACACGGCCGCCAACCGGGATGTGAACAGCGGCGGTACCGGCTCCGGCGTTACTGCTGCGGCGGCGATTGCCGCACTGCAGGAGGCGGGCAACAAGGCCAGCCGGGATATGATCTCCGCCAGCTACCGTGCGCATACCCGGATCAATACGCTGTGCATTGAGCTGATCCGCCAGTTCTATGACGAAACCCGCTCCTTCCGCATTGCCGGAGAAACGCCGGGCGGCTACACCTTCGTGGATCTGGACAACCGGGCGTTGCAGGATCAGGTGACCGGAATGGACACCCAGGGTGTGCCTATGTACCGCAGGCCGGTGTTCGACCTGAAGATCATGGCCCAGAAGAAGAACCCCTTCTCCCGGATGGAGCAGAACGAGCGGGCCAAGGAGCTGTACGGACTGGGCTTCTTCAACCCCGAGCGGGCGCAGGAAGCCCTGGGCGCGCTGGAAATGATGGAGTTTGAGGGCAAGGACAAGGTTCTGGAACGCGTGCAGCAGGGACAGACGCTGCTCAATATCTGCCAGCAGATGGCGCAGCAGATGAACCAGATGATGGCCGTGATCCAGGCGTTGACCGGGAAAGGCCCTGGAGCGCCCGGTGAGCCTGCCGCTCCCCAGGAGGGCGGCGGTTCGGCTGCTGTCGTAAAGGACACGGGGAAGCCGAGCGGCGACCTTGCAAGAGGCGTTATGCAGGCGCAGACACCCATGACAGGTTACGGCCAGCGCCTGGCCGAACGCAGCAAGCCCAACATCGGAGGCTGAGCAATGACGAGGGTATATCTGGAGCAGGACGGCAACCGTTATTGTGTGTGCTGTAAGGGGCACGCCACCGGCAGCGTGGAGGCCTGCGCCGCCGTTTCGTGCCTGGTTTACACCCTGGCGGGCTGGCTGCGTAATGTGGCCACCCTAACGGTGGAGGAACGCCTGGAGGACGGAGACGCTGTGATCCGCTTCATGGGAGGCGACGCTGCCGAGACTGCGTTTGACGTGATCTGCGTAGGCTTCCTACAGCTGAAAGCGCAGTACGGAGCCTTCGTGCAGGTTGATCTACAGATTATTTGAAAAAAATTACCCCTACGGGGTGAAAGCCCCGAAACTGCTATGATAGGCTGATATTGTCCTCCTGTTTCACCGACACGGGGAGCGCCGGGCGGAAACGCCTGGGCTCCTTCGTGTCCGGTGGGCAGCTGAGAGACCGATGCACGGGGGCGAAACTCCCGCGATTACAAGGAGGAACACTTTATGAAGTTCAACAAACTGCTTACCATCAACCTGCACCTGTTTGACGGCGGCGCTGCTGCCGGTGCAGCTGGTGCCGGGGCCGGGGCGGCCGCTGCCGGTGATGGAGGCGCAAAGGGCGATACCAAGGGCGCAGTACCCGGAGCCACCCGCCGGGGAAAATCGGGCGAATACAGCAATGTGCTGTTTGGAAAGCAGAACGACGGGGCGACCGCTGCCGGAGCTGTGACCAGCGCACAAGACCCGTCCCACGCCGCCGGTGCGGACAACAACCAGGGGGTGCAGACCACCTCCGACACTCTGGAGGCACGCCGCAAGGCGTTCCGGGATATGGTCAACGGTGAGTTCAAGGACGTTTTCACCGAGGAGACGCAGCGGATCATCAACCGCCGGTTCAGCGACACCCGCAGCCTGGAGGCTCAGGTGCAGGCTCAGCAGCCGGTAATCGATATGCTGATGCAGCGGTATAACATTGGCGACAGCGACATGAAGAAGCTGACCGAGGCATTGGAGAACGACAGCGCCTATTGGAGCGAGGCTGCCGAGGAGGCGGGCATGAGCGTGGAACAGTACAAGCAGTTCCGCAAGCTCCAGAGGGATAACGCTGCGCTGCTGGCCGCCCAGAAGGGCCGACAGCAGCAGGAGCAGGCCCAGCAGCAGGCGCACAAGTGGTACCAGGAAGCCCAGGCGGTTAAGGCGAAGTTCCCCAACTTCGACCTGGCAACCGAGCTGAAGGACCCCGCCTTTGCCAGTATGCTGCGTGCCGGTACTCCCGTGGAGCACGCCTATAAGGTTCGCCACTTCGACGAGCTGATGGGCGACGCCATGCAGGTCACCGCAGCCAACACGGAACGGCGCGTTGTGAACAACGTCCGCGCCAAGGGCAGCCGCCCGGCGGAGAACGGCACCGCCGCCCAGAGTGCATTTACCGTGAAGGACGACGTTTCCAAGCTGTCCAAGAAGGATCGCGCGGAAGTCGCCCGCAGAGCAATGCGAGGGGATCAAATCAAATTCTAACTCCTCTCGCTGACAGAAAGGAGTTTTCAACATGAAGAAGTTTCTTACCCGTCTGTTCCTGCTGCCTCTGAACCTTCACCTGTTCGACGGCCAGCTGAACACCAACACCACCGGCACCGATGGTCTGAGCGACGAGATGAAGACCTACTACAGCGACTACCTGATCGACCTGGTAGAGCCTGAGCTGGTCCATGATCTGTTTGCCCAGAAGCATCCCATCCCCAAGAACGGCGGCAAGACCATTGAGTTCCGCCAGTGGGACACCCTGCCCGAAATGCTTACCCCTCTGACCGAGGGCGTTACCCCCGACGGCCAGAGCCTGAGCATGAGCACCGTCACCGCCACCGTGGAGCAGTACGGCGGCTATGTGACCCTGAGCGATATGCTGATGCTGACCGCCATCGACCCCGTGCTGATCGTGGCCACCAAGGCAATCGCCTCCCAGGCTGGCCGCTCCCTGGACACCGTTTCCCGTGAGGTCCTGAACTCCGGCACCGTGGTTCAGTACGCCGAGGGCACCGTTTCTTCCCGCGCCGCGCTGACCTATACCGATGCCGAGAGCAACCACAACCTGACCGCCAAGGCCATCAAGATGGCCGTGCGTTTCCTGGAGAGCCAGGATGCTCCCAAGATCGACGGCTACTACGTCGGCATCGTACATCCCTACTGCAAGTTCGACCTGACCAACGACGAGGACTGGAAGCGCCCCCACGAGTATGTGGACACCGAGAACATCTATCAGAACGAGATCGGCGAGCTGTACGGCGTTCGTTTCGTCCAGTCCAGCCGCGCCAAGAAGTTCGAGGGTGCCGGTGCTGCCGGTGCTGACGTGTACTCCACCCTGATCATGGGTGCTGACGCTTACGGCACTACCGAAGTCACCGGCGGCGGCCTGCAGCACATCGTCAAGCAGCTGGGCAGCGCCGGTACTGCCGATGCTCTGAACCAGCGTGCCACCTGCGGCTGGAAGGCCACCAAGGTTACTGAGCTTCTGGTGCCTCAGTACATCGTCCGTATCGAGACCACCGCTACCCCCTAATCGTAGCGACAATCTAAGCCTCGCCCGGTGACGGGCGGGGCTATCACAAAGGAGGATATAGCCATGAGTGATACCAAGAAGAACAAGAAGGCCGAAGCTGAGACTGCCGAGGCCCAGGCTCCCGCTGTTACCGACGCAGCGGCCGAGGCCGAGAAGATCATTGCTGATGCAAAGGCGGAGGCTGCCAAGATCGTGGCCGAAGCGGAGGCCAAGGCAGGGGCCAAGGCGGAAGCTGTTGCGGAGGCCCCCGAGGCCAAGGGCGATCCTATGGAGGAGCTGGTGGACTACACCGCGCCTCTGCTGCCCAACATGAAGCGCCGCGACGTGTTTGTTGCGGTCAACGGTGAGACCCTGCGCATTCAGCGTGGCGTGCCCGTGAAGATCAAGCGCAAGTTCTACGAGGCGTTGCAGAATGCTGCCAAGCAGGAGTACGCCGCCTACGAGAGCCGCGTGCAGATCCAGAAGCAGAGCGAGAAGCCTCTGGCTGCCATGTAACTTCATAGTTTACCGCGATACCCATAGAGCGGCTGCGACACGGCGCGGCGAGGTGACGAGGGACCTGTCCCCGCTGCCCCGCCGCGCTTTTTATTACGAATAGGAGGGAAAAATATGCGCATCAATGAAGCGATCAGCCAGGCCAAGGCCCTCACCGGCGCGGTGCTGGAGGACAGCGTGCTTTGCCGCTGGCTTTCGGAGCTGGACGGGCGGCTGATGCTGGAGTTTTACAAGGGCGACAGCTGGATGTCCTACTCTCTGCCCGACGACGCGGAGGCGGAGCTCCTGGTTCCCTTCCCCTGGGACAAGCTGTATGTCCATTACCTGGAGGCCATGACCTACTACACAAATGGGGAGTACGACCGTTACGCCAACGCTTACGCCATGTACAACACGGCAGAAAAGGACTATCGCCAGTGGTTCACCCGAAACAATCTCCCTATTGATCCGGCGGCGCTGCGCAGCACCACCGTGGTCACAAGTGGCCAGGCTAACAAGCTGTGGTACTACCTGAGTGCTTATGCCATAGCGGTGAAGCACGGCTATACCGGCACCGAAGAAGAATGGCTGGCCGAGTTCCCCGATCGGGCGAGCATAGAGGCGCTGATCGACGAGAAGATCGCGGCGGCACTGGCCGAGGCCTCCGCCTGATATGACAGAAAGGAGCAGATTTTATGATTACAAGAGTGAAAATTGAGAATACCAAGCATTCCCACTGGTTCGGCAAGAGCGGCGACAAGAAACCCACCGGCGACTACCCCATCGGCCCCTATAACGGGGACAAGCTGCTGGAAATGAACACCGGCAAGGAATACCGCTTCGACATGGAAACCGGCACTTGGCTGGCGCAGCCCATGAGCGGCTCCGGATCCGGCAGCGCAGGCGGCACCGTCTATGGCGTGAGCTGGGATATGACCGTCGGCAACAAGCTGACCAGAACCGGCGCTTCCGCAAGCTTTGCCGATCCTGTCCCCTGCGTCAATGGCGTGGGCGGCAGTTCCCCCTTTGACGGTCTGATGCCCTGGGCCGGTATGGAGATCGTGGAGGACGAGCTGGGCGGCACGCTGGTGGCAATCCCTAAGTTCTGGTACCGCATCACCAAGGTGGACGGTGCTCTGTCCTTTGAGATCGCCGACGCAGCGACCGACGGCTTTTATGTCTCTCCCGCCCACATGGATCGTGGCGACGGCAAGGGCGAGCGCGATGTGGTTTATATCGGCCGCTATCACTGCGCAGGCACCGCGGGCCAGTCTGTTTCCGGTGCCGCGCCCCTGGTCAATGTGACCCGCGCTGACTTCCGGGCAAGCTTCGCCGCGAAGTGCGAGGCAGCAGGTGTTACCGGCTATCATATGCAGGACTACGCCATGTG